CCTCCACTCGATGTCATCTTCCTCGATGAAGCCCAAGACCTTAGTCCACATCAATGGAAATGTTTTGATTACATAAAATCTAACTGTAAGAGAGGTTATATGGCAGGAGACGATGATCAAACTATCTATGGGTTTCAAGGAGCAGACCCTAATTGTTTTATGGAACAAGAGGGAGATAGAGATGACCAAGAGATATCAAGAAGGGTTCCAAAATCTGTTCACAAGGTAGCTATAAAAATACTAGATAGATTAGGTAAAAGAATACAAAAGAAATGGGTGCCTAGAGATGCTGAAGGGGAAGTTCACTACAATCAAACATTAGATGATTTAGATTTTAATGAAGGGCACTGGATGATATTGGCTAGAACTAATAAATTGTTAAATAATATATCAGAACATTTTTATTCTTTAGGTAAAAGGTTTAGTGGTAAAACAAATAAACATTTACCTAATGATATACTAGAGGTATATCAAATTTGGACACGGTTAAATCAAGGAGCTGTTGTTTCTCCTGAAGAAGCCGAGAAAGTATACAAGTATCTAGTAGTTAAGAAAGGTCATGTAGCAAGAGGTTACTCTGATGGTAGAACTGTGCAGCGGGAAACGAGCGTCAGTTTAGAAAAACTAAAAAAAGATCATGGCTTATTAATAGAGGGTGATTGGAAACAGCTACATTTTCCAGAAGAAACGAAAGAATATATGCAAACATTATTAGAAAGGGGTGACGATCTTATGACTAAACCAAAGGTACAACTAATTACTTTACACGGATCTAAAGGTAAGGAGTGTGAAAACATTTGCTTGTTTACAGATTATGGTGTCGAGGGACAAGATGAATTTATTTATCGAGCAGCATATGAAGACCCGGATCCAGAACATAGATTATTTTATGTAGGTACAACCAGAGCTAAAGAAAGATTATTTATAATGCAACCATCATCAGAGTATCATTACACAATAGGAGAACCAATAGTATGACAAACAAAGATATATTTAAAGGAGTTGAGTACGATTCGTTAGAAAAGCAGATAGGCGGAAAACACTACCGGTCTATGAAGATTCAGCCTGCAGAGTTTATAAATGAAAATAAACTGTTGTTTGCAGAGGGAAATGCTATAAAGTACATCTGTAGACATCAAAGTAAGGGTAAAGCGGACGATATAAAAAAGGCAATACATTATTTAGAGATGATATTGGAAAGAGATTATAGTTAATGTTTGAAGCACAGACCGAGTGGATAAGCCCCGAATCATTTCCTGATTTAAAAGATCACAAATACATAGCAATTGATTTAGAAACAAGAGATCCTAATTTAAAATCAAGAGGGTCTGGTGCATTAATAGGTGATGGTGATATCGTAGGTATCGCTGTAGCAGTAGAAGGTTGGTCTGGTTATTATTCTTTCGGACACAAAGAAGGAAATTTTTTTGATGAAGCTGTAGTAATGCGATGGATAAAAGAAGTATGTGCATTACCAAATGTAAAATTATTTCACAATGCAATGTATGATGTATGTTGGTTGAAAGCATACGGTGTTAAAATAAATGGACACATTGTTGATACAATGGTTATGGCATCTTTAGTAGATGAGAACAGATTATGGTACTCACTTAATAGTTTGTCTATTGATTATCTTGGACAAGTAAAAGATGAAACAGCATTAAGAGCAGCAGCTGACAAAGCAGGTATAGATGCAAAGTCTGAAATGTGGAAACTACCTGCAATGTATGTAGGTTCCTATGCAGAGAAAGATGCAGAGTTAACACTAGCCTTATTTAAAAAATTATCCGTAGAAATTAAAACACAAGATCTTACAAAAGTATTTGATCTTGAGACACAATTGTTTCCATGTTTAATAGATATGAAATTTAAGGGAGTACGCGTAGACGTTGAAGCAGCTCATAAACTGAAGAAACAATTAGCATCACAAGAAGAAAGCTTACTCCTAGAAGTAAAAAAAGAAACAGGGCTAGAGCCTCAAATATGGGCAGCAAGATCAATCGCCAAAGTTTTTGATAAATTAAAATTAGATTATGAAGTAACCGCAAAAACAAAAGCACCTTCCTTTACTAAAAATTTTCTTCAAGAACATAAACATCCTATCGTTAACAAGATAG